AACTTTGTTAGACCAGGTTCAATTACACAATATTCGTTTGATACGATAAAGTCTTTTGGTAATTTATTAGTCATAGTGTTTTTCTCCTTTTAGTTGTTATGTGTATAATCTAACATAATCTAATAACAATGTCTAGTGAAATAATTAACAATATTTTTCACTTATATAATGAAGCGCTGAGGATACGGAATATTATAACTATATGTGTTGAACCTTCAGGAAAGACCTCCAAGTACTGCTCCAAGACAGATTTTCAGAAACGACACGATTTTTCAAATAAATGCGTGGAACGGCGACTCGGAATCTCTCAGCATTTCAAAGCAAACTGATGGCAACTTGCGATATATTAAAGTTTTGTTAAATCGTTTTTTTCTATGTTAAATACTATTGAATAAACTCTAAAGTAAAACATAGGAAACCTAAATGAGAATATTAACAACTATTATATTATTATGTTTGATGACAACTATATCATATGCAAGAGAACAAATTAACATAGTCGGTAGTTCTACCGTTTATCCTTTTTCAACCGTAGTCGCAGAAAGATTTGGTAAGTCAGGTTTTAAAACACCTATTATTGAATCAACTGGTACTGGTGGTGGAATGAAACTATTTTGTAAAGGCATTGGTACAAATACACCAGATATGTCAAATGCAAGTAGAAAGATAAAATCAAAAGAATTAACATTATGCAAGAATAACGGTGTAACCGATATTACACAAGTTATTGTTGGATTAGATGGTATTGCTTTTACAAGTTCAGTAAAAGGTAAATCATTTAATTTTACAAAAGAACAACTATGGCAAGCAATGTCAGACCTTGGTTCTAAACCAAAGAAATGGTCAGATATTGATCCGTCTTTACCAGACTATAAAATAGCAATACTTACACCACCAGCTACAAGTGGTACAAGGGATGCTTGGAATAGTTTAGTAATGAAAAAAGGATGTCCAGAAAGTATCTTAAAAGAACAAGGTAAAAAAGCGTGTTATCTATTAAGAGAAGATGGACCAGTTATTGAAGTAGGTGAAAACGATACTTTGATTATTAACAAACTTGTAGGTGAACCAACATACTTTGGTATATTTGGTTTTAGTTATTATGATAATTCAAAAGATAAAGTACAAGCACATACAATTGAAAGTGTTAAAATATCTTTATCATCAATACAAGATGGTTCTTATCCAATAAGTAGACCATTATACTTTTATGTAAAAAATCAACACATAGGTGTTATACCTGGTATTGAGGAATATGTAAAAGAATTTACAAGTAAGAAAGCAAGTGGTAAAAGAGGTTATCTAAAAGACCTTGGTTTAGTACCATTAGCAAATCCAAAAGAAGCAATCTCAAAAGTAGAATAAAACAAGTCGCTAACATAGGGTATAAATATTACTACTATGTTAGCGAAATTATTTAATTATTTGTGGGATATGAAATTATCCTTTATTAGAAGAAGACCTATGTTAGCTTGTTGGTTAGCTTGGTTAGAAGGTATATTAATTGGTGTACTGATTATGTACTTTTGGGGATAGGATAAATATTATAGTATGAGAAAGACTTTGAAAGATTTAGTATTATTACTTCAATTAATAGTCATACTATTTTTATGTTATACGGTATGGCAATTACAAATTGATATAGTTGAGTTATATAATATGTTAATAGAATTAGAAGACTTGTTATTAGAAGACGCTGAAGATATGGGAGATAATTTAGGCAATGGGTGGAACGCCTAATGTGGAAAGTATTTGCTATATTTTGTGTATTATTACCAGGTGGTGATTGCGAAAAGAAATATGAATTTCCTGAAGCGTTTTATAACACGCAAGAAGAATGTATGGTCCGTGCTGAATACAAAGCAGAAGAAATGATAACTTATATAAACAATACAGGTGACGCAATATCATTTCAGATTGGTTGTGAATACCAAGGAGAAATAGAACAACAGAATAATGAACAACTTAATAACTATAACAGAAAGCGCCAACGCTCACTTGACAGACCTATCTAAAGAACATAATAAAAAATATGTTCGTTTAGAAGTTAAAGGTGGTGGTTGTGCAGGTTTTAAATACGAGTGGTCGTTTGAAAACGACAAGAGCGACAATGATGAAGTTTTAGAATATGATAACTTTACATTGTTAATAGATAAGTCTAGCATATTAATGTTAGCAGGAATGACGATAGAATATAAGAAAGAAATATTTGGGTCATTTTTACAATTAACAAACCCAAACGCAACATCAAGTTGTGGTTGTGGAGAAAGTTTTGGAGTGTAATGACAGAAGAAATAACATTATGGGATAATGCTGAAGTCAATCTTCCTTTAGAGAAAGATTATCAGTATCAGATGGATTTGTTAAAAAGACAATTGCAAATGGTATTAGATGATGAAAGAGGTGATTTAGATATGACTAAAAGAATTGAAGTATTAACCATTGAAAATAAGATGTTGAAGGAAAAGAATAAGTTTTTAAACGATACAATAAAAGACCTTGGCATATTGACAAAAGAATAATAAACTGATAATATAATAGTATGGAAGATATATTAAAAGATTTAAGAGAATTAAGAGACGAAATGGTACAAGCAAATTGGCCTGCTCAAAGATTAAGTGATATTATAGTAAAGTATGAAATGAAATTACAAGAAAATAAAAGTAAGTACACCACAAAAGAATTAGTGGATGCTACAAATGCTATATTAGAAGATGTTGAAAAATATTAATTATGACAAAATTTAGAGAACAAACAATCATACCACAAATGGTACATCCAAAGATAAATGGAGAAGTACTATACCCTTTTGGTCCACCAATATATCGTTGTGAAATGGATAATGAAATAATTGATATGTTGATTAAAGAAGGACAACGAACAAGAAACGATAAAGATAAAGACCATAGACTTAAACTTGCAGGTAATATGAAAAGAGGAACTAGTATTCAATATCCTGCAGGACCTGATAATGATGTTAGAAATAAAGCTGATAAAGCAATAGTACAAAAAGTTTTTGAAATGTTTGAAATACTACAAAACAATAATGGACCTGATTGGCCTAACATACAAAAATTGATGATGGTACAATCTGGTGGTATGGGTGCATTAAGATTACAACAAGTATGGATAAACTTTCAACCAGCAGGTGACCATAATCCAATACACGACCACGGTGGTATGTTTAGTTTCGTTATCTATGGAGAAATAGATGATGAGATATTTACTAAAGAGGTTCCTGTTACCAATAGTCAACACGCAGGTCAAATAGTATTTCAATATGGAGAAAGAATAACACAATTACAAATGAATAGTTTTGCTGTTAAACCATATAAAGGATTAATGTTTGTTTTTCCTGCTGGTTTAAATCATTATGTACCAGCATATTATAAGGACTTTGAAAGAATAAGTATAAGTGGTAATTATGTATTAGAACAAGTACCACAAAATAGAGTTAACAATGCGAAGTTAAATTTAAAATGACAGATAGAACAAACGAAGAAATTATAGAAAATATAAAACACATATTAGACGAGAAAGTAGCTCCATCAGTTGCCGCTCATAATGGTAAGATTAATTTTATATCATATGATAATGGAATCTTAAAATTACAAATGGCAGGTAGTTGCTCTGGTTGTGCAATGTCGCAACAAACATTAAGACAAGGTGTTGAGAGTATGATGAGGCACTATGTACCTGAAGTTATGGCAATTGAAAGTGAAGACGACTCAACTGCCAAAGAGCAAGGTTATACTCCTTGGGCAGTTTAATCAAAAGGATTGTATCCGTTTTTAGCGGCGTGGTCAATATCTTCCTGGGTTAAACCAGTTTCTTCTTCATCGTCCCAATCGCCGTATTTACAAAACATATCAATATCGTATTGTGTATATTTTGGCATTATTTTTGTTCTTTATAAAGTTCCTGTGAATATAACGCAAGTATAAACATTGTTAGTCCTAACAAAGTAAATACTCCACAAGCAACCCAATCATTATTCATTGGTATTCCTTTATATCCACCATCAATTGCTCCAGCGGCACATACTAACATTAATGTACCAGCAACTGACAAAACAATAGTTAAATATTCTATTATTTTTTTCATAGTGTTTAGCTCCTTATTTTAAATAAAGAGGTCCAGTCCATTGAATAGGATAATTCCCATTTAGAACATTTCCTCTAGGTTGATTTAATGCAGGTGCATTAAAACCAGCAGGTTTCAATATATCACCTTTCTTAAAATGTTTAAAGTCTTCTTTTACGATAAAAGCAAAAACTCCTCTATCTCTAACAATTTTAATATACTTCTTTCCGTTAGTAATAGAAATCATTTTATCCCAATTATCTAATTGTTCTTTACAATAACTACCTAGGTCTTTCTGACCATTTGAAGTAGAAGAATTGTAATAGTCTTTTTTAGCACCTTCCATCAATAAAGCAATACCTTTATCTAATGTGTCGGCTTTCTCAAATACCATAGTTCTGTTGTACATAGTGTTTCTCCTTTTTGGTTATCTATAATAAACTGCAAAAGTATCGGCAAAATTCATAAGACAATACGATTGGTCTCTATTATAATTGATTTTAGATTTACCTCTATATCTGTATCTAATTTTTTTCGCATTTTTATGAGCAGATACTTCTTTAAAGTACTTTAAATACTTCATAGGAATACCTTTTGCGATAGATACTTCACTAGAGTGTGATTTTGTTAAGTATTTTAATAAAACTGGATTTACAACTCTTTCAAATACTTTTTTTCTTCTGTTTTTCATAGTGTTTATCCTTTTTGTTGTCATATACATACTATATTACCTTAATTCCAAACAATTGTCAAGCAAAATATGAGAAAAATTACAAAAAAATCAATAAAATCAACACTTTTTTTGGTGTTTGTTCTCTTTTTGTTCTCTGGATGTTCAAAAAACCTTGTAAATTGTAGTTTTTTCCCAGAAATTTCAGAATCAGGCGATATTGAAAAGGTTGATAAAGTAAATTTACTAAAAAGTTTGAATGAGGCAAGAAAAAGTTTCCAATTTAAGTGTAATTTTTAAATTTTCTAATAAATATTACAAAAGAGAGGTAAAAAATAATGGAAGGTGAATTTAAAGTAAGAATTAAAAATAGAATTTTTACATATAACAACATAAATGATATTCCAAATGAAATTGGAGCAGTAATTTCATTTAAACCTGATTTTCCAGAACCACCTCATACAGAAGAACAACATAATTACATAGAAACATTTACAGATAAACTAAAACAATTAATGGAGAGAGAATGCCAGCGGTTACGAGGATAGGAGACGCCGATGTTGCCCATTGTTCTGGTATGACCAGAGCAGTAGGTAGTCCAAATGTATTTTGCAACGGTATAGCCGTTAGTAGACAAGGTGATAATAACACGACACACTTATTACCTGCTGTACCTTGTATACCTCACGCTAAACCAATTGCAACAGGTTCAACAACCGTGTTTATAAACGGTAAAGGTTGTGGTAGAATAGGTGACGCATTATCAGGTTGTACAAGTGTTGCCGAAGGTTCTCCAAATGTGTTTGCTGGTTAGTGTATAAATATATAAGTTATGGCAATCTACGATTCAAAAAGTTCAGTTAGTAAAGAAAGAGTAAATCGGATATATTCTGATTTAGATTTAGACTTTACAAGAAATCCAGTTACCTCGGATATAGTTAAACTTAATGATGTAGATTCTGTAAAAAGAAGTGTAAAGAATTTAATACAAACAAATCATTATGAGAGACCTTTTCATCCAGAAATAGGAAGTGATATAAGAGGATTGTTATTTGAAAATATGACACCTCTTACTGCGTTAAACCTTGAAAGAAAGGTAATAGAAGTTTTAACTAACTTTGAACCTAGAGCAAAGATAGTAAATGTTATTGCTCAACCACAAGAAGACGCAAATAGATACCATATACAAATTAGTTTCTATGTTGTCGGTATTTCAACACCAGTTGTTGTAGAAACATATTTAACAAGGTTAAGATAAGATGGCGTGGGTAGATATTCCAGGAAGTAATAGTATTTGGCAGTACGATAATGCTGCTACTATATCAAACACATATCCAGATTCAGCTGACGGTGCTAATTCAGTAATCGCTAGTGGAATTAGAACATATACTAAACCAGGTGGTGGTACGGTACAAGTTTATATAAGATGTAGAAAAAAAGGCACAACGGTAGAACGAGGTGAGTTATCAAAAACTTACTTTGATTAATAATTAGGAAAGAATAATGGCAAGCACAAAGATAGATATTTCGGAATTAGATTTTGACCAGATAAAAGCAAACTTAAAAGTATTTTTACAAAGTCAGGCAGAATTTTCTGACTATAATTTTGAAGGTTCTGGTTTTGCTGTTTTATTAGATACATTAGCATACAATACACACTATCTTGGTTTCAATGC